GTTGTCGTTGCCTATCAATCAGCAAGTATATTGTTTTGACACAAAGGTTTCTTTGCCTGATGGCGCTTTACGAGTCACAGTTTGGGACTCAATACTTCCAAAATCTTTTTGTTCAAGACGCAATGGTGATTTATTAATTGGAAAAACAGGATATGTTGCTCAATACACAGGATACCAAGACAATGGTTCATCTTACAGATTTGCTTACTATACAAATCATAGTGACTTAGGTGATGTATCAAGAACATCTATCATTAAAAAAATAACTGTTGTTGTTATTGGTGGAAGCAATCAGTTTGTAACGATCAAGTGGGGATATGACTTCTTGACAAACTACTTGTCTCAGAATGTACTGATTCCTACCCAAGGTGTTTCTGAGTATGGAACAGCAGAATATGGTGCAAATGCGACTATAGTGGCTTACTACTCTGAAGGTGTTGCATTGCAAACATTGATTGCAAATGGTTCTGGTTCTGGGAAAATTGTTCAAACAGGATATGAGACTGATATAAATGGTTTTCAGTTGTCTATTCAAAAGATTGAAGTTCAATCAAAACATGGTCGTTTGAGTTAAAAGGAATAAAATGACAGCCTATACAAAATCAACTAACTTTGCAACAAAGGATACGCTTACCTCTGGCGACCCTTTAAAGATTGTCAAAGGTACTGAGATCAATACTGAGTTTGACAATATTGCAACTGCTGTCAATTCAAAGTCTGATACTGCATCGCCTACCTTTACGGGCACTGTAACAATTCCTACGTTGGCTGTTACTGGTGCGTCAACAATGACAGGGGCAATTGCGGTTGACAGTACCACTGATTCCACTAGCACAATTACAGGCTCAATTCAGACTGATGGTGGTCTAGGTGTGGCTAAAGCGGTTTATGTTGGTACAACGGCTAACGTAGCTGGTGCTGTGACTTTGCAAAGCACATTAGGCGTTACTGGTGTAGCCACATTAACTGCTCAACCAATTCTTTCTAGCTTAACTGCCTCAAGTGCTGTGGCAACAGATGCGTCAAAAGGGCTTGTAAGCGTCACTAACACAGGCACAGGCAACAACGTGCTAGCGACTAGCCCAACCTTGGTAACGCCTATCCTTGGAACGCCCACAAGCGGTATTCTTACTAATTGCACAGGCATCAATTACGATGGCTTTAAGAACCGCATCATCAATGGTGCAATGGTGATTGACCAAAGGAATGCGGGGGCGGCAGTAACGACAAACACATATTGTCCTGATAGATGGCGGGTTGAGCAAACTACCGATGGCGCATTTTCTGCTCAACAAGTTAGCGATGCACCAACAGGCTTTGTTAAATCATTAAAATGGACAACAACAACAGCGGATGCAAGTCTTGCCGCTACTCAATATGCAACAGCGCGTCAAGGTATTGAGGGATATAACACTGCGGATTTAATGTGGGGAACTGCATCTGCGGCAACAATAACAATTTCTTTTTGGGTTAAATCAACTTTAACTGGAACTTTTGGCGGGATTGTTGGAAATAACGCATTTGATAGGTCATACCCATTTACATATTCAATCAGTTCTGCAAATACTTGGGAGCAAAAAACTGTAACTATTGCTGGCGATACAACAGGCACATGGGAAACTACAAATAGTGCAGGAATACAATTGTATTTTGGTCTTGGTGTAGGTTCAACTTATAGCGGAACTGCTGGTGCTTGGACTGGTTCAAGTTTAATTTCGGCAACTGGTGCAGTTAATGTAATGGGTACGCTTAACGCAACATGGCAAATCACAGGCGTACAGCTAGAAAAAGGCTCAACAGCAACTAGCTTTGACTACAGGCCTTATGGGACTGAGTATGCACTTTGTCAGAGATATTATCAGCAATTTGGTTCTGCTGTTGGGGTAGCGGCAGCCGCTACGCAGTTTGCGGCAGCAATTCAATTTTTTGTACCTATGAGATCATCTCCAACATTAAGTGCTTCAGCCGCTATGTCTATTACAGATACAAATACAGGAACTTTTACTCAATCGTCAGCGCAAGTTTCTATTTTAGGTGGGGATAGAGTAAATACCCTTGGACTAAATTTTGAATGCTCAAATTTTACTGGATTGACTACAAATAAAGTGTTTTTAACAAGTCCAACGATAAATTCAAATGGAATTATTTTGGCATCTTCGGAGTTATAAAATGTACAAGCAATATAAAAATGTTGATGGTTCTGTAATTACAACCGCAATCATTCGCACAAGCGATGGTGCTTGCATCCCATTTGACCCCGCCAACACCGACTACCAAGCCTACCTAAAGTGGCTTGCAGAGGGCAACACGCCATTGCCAGCAGATGAGGTGACAGAGTGACATTAATTGAAGCTAGTTGTTTCGGCAAAACAGAACAAACGTAAGAGGTAAAACATGAAAGCAACAGAAATCATACTAGCAGATGCACAAAAAAGAGGTGTAGATGGGAACAAGGCATTAGGCTTGATAAGCAATGCTGTCAAACAGAAAAAAGCTGTTTTGATGCAAGAGGGTAACTCTGTCTTGTTGCTTACAAAGATTGATGATGATGCCGCAGAAGTCCATTTGTTTACACAAGATGGCGTGATGACGCTTGCTAGATCGTTAAGTGCTTTCATACAAAGAACAACTGATCTTGGTATTAAGACTGTTTATGGTAAAGCTGACAATCCTCAAATTGTTGAACTGCTTAAAAAAGTAGGTTTAAATGTTGTTGACTCTGACTTGCCTCAATTCAACTGGAAGGCTGACTTATGAAATTCAATGATCGTAACTATGCCTTGTTGGGCATTCCAGATTTACCGATAAATGCTTTTAAGCATATTGGGGATAGAAAGATTAAGCCTCAAGGTGGTATTTCATCTATTGTTGATTCTGTTACTGGCGCTGTTGATGATGCTGTTGGTAGCGTATCTGATGCTTTAGCTGGCATTGATGATGCTGTAAACGAATCAGTCGGTTGGGGTACTGTTGCGGCTCTTGCTGGCGGTGCGGCTCTTGCGTCAGGTGCTTTTGGTGGAACTGCGGCAACTACTACTAGTGGAGGATTATTAGGTTCTGGTAGCCCCATGGCTGGTGTTGGTACTGGTGCGGCAGGAGTTAATGCGACCGCCGCCGCCACATCATCTATAGGTTCTGCTCTTGCAACTCAAATTGCAACGCAAGGTGTAACACCAAGTTTGTTGCAATCAGCGGCTAGTTTTTTAGGTGTAAAGCCAGAGACATTAGCTTCATTTGCCCCCTCTGCTATTCAAGGTTTGTTGAGTGCTGGTGGTTCTTATCTTCAAAGTCAAGCGGCGGCAGATTCGGCAACAACTCAAGCACAAGCACAAGTTCGTGCGGCTCAGATTGCGGCAGATGCGGCAAGGTTTAGACCTGTTGGCGTAACTACTCGCTTTGGTGCATCTAACTTCCAGACTGATGCGGCGGGTAATGTCATTGGTGCTGGATATACACCAAGTCCTGAGATTCTTGGTTACCAAAACCGATTGTCTACATTGGCTGGTCGAGGTTTAACTGGTGCAGAGGGCGCTCAAGCGGCTTATGCTCCTTTAACTGGTGCGGCACAGAATCTGTTTAGCCTTGGTCAGGGTTACCTTAACAAGAGTCCTGAAGAAGTTGCGGCTGACTACATTACTAAACAACAGGCTTTGCTTGCCCCTAGCCAAGAGAATCAACTTGCCATGTTGCAGAACAAGTTACAGCAACAAGGTCGTGGTGGTTTATCTGTTGCTCAAGGTGGTGCTATGGGTGCTACAACACCTGAAATGCAAGCCTACTACAACTCTATTGCACAAAGCAATTTGGTTCTTGCGGCACAGGCAGATCAAGAGGCTAGAAACCGCATAACTTATGGTGCTGGATTATTTGACACTGGTGCTAATTTGCAAGGCAGATATTACACTGGTCAAACAGCGGCTCTTGCACCATTTACCAATCCTATGGATGTAAGTACAGGGCTTGAGAACCTTGCACAACAACCAATGACACTTGGTACTCAAATTGGTGCTAAGACTACTGCTGGTGCGGCACAAGCTGGAATGTTAACGGGTCAGGGTATTACAAGTGCGGCTCAGACAATGGCTCCAGCAAATGCCTATTCTTTAGGTGGCAATGTGTTGGCTGGTTTTGCAGGAAGTCCTAATGTCACTGGTGCATTGAACAGAGCATTTGGTGTAACACCACAGACAACGCAACAGCAATACACATTTAATCCTATAACAGGACAGTATCAACCAGCATCAGTGTTTACTTAAGGAGAAAAGACAATGGCAAGCGAAATCTTAGGATTGTTCACTACTCCTGAACAGTACCAACAAAACCAGTTAGCACAGTTTCAGAATCGTGCGGCTCAAGAAGTACAGTTGAATCCTTTTCAACAAGCGGCTCTAGGTGCTAGGACTGCTGGTTATCAGTTTGGTCAAGCTGTTGGCGGTGCTTTGGGTGGTCAAGACCCACAGTTGCAGTTGATTGCTCGTAGACAGCAGATATTGGGAATGATTGACCCGTCTAACCCTGATTCCTATGCTCAAGCTATTCAAATGGCATTGCAAGGTGGGGATACCCAAACTGCATTTATCTTACGCAATGAGATGATGAAGGCGCAGCAACAGGCTCAAGAGCAGCAGTTAAGCCAATATAAGGTTCAAGACTACCTGACCGAGCGTGGTATTGGTATGCAGAATCGTGGATTACAAGCCAATGCTCTTGAATTGTCTAAAGGTCTTATCAAGGCTGATGGCACTGTTGATGAAACTGTTTACAACGAATTGTTAGGTTATGGTCAGATTGGCTCTACCATTATTGACCAACGTCTTAAAGCAACTCAAGGACTTGAGTCTCAACAAGTTCAAAACCTTGCTAAAGGTCTTATCAACCCTGATGGGACTCGTAACAAGGAAGTTGAGCAAAAACTTGCATCAACTGTTGCTGGTCGTGCGATTCTTAAGCAGTTTGCTCCTGAGACTAAGGAACTCAAGAAAGGCGAAAAACTGCTTGAAAGACAACCAAATGGAACATGGAGTCTCATTACTCCAGCGGGTCAACCAGCACAAACAGTTTCATCTGACAATGCAATTCAATCATTGATTACTAGCAAGGCAATTCATCCAACGATATTGCCTTACGCTAACCAAGTTTCCAAAAACTTTGCGAATCTTGACTTTGAAGACCAAAATGCATTGCTGGAAAAATTGACAAAGTTGAATAGCGATGCTCAAAGATATGAGTCTGATAAGAGTGCTAGAGATCAGTCAAGAGCCACAAGCAATGTTCTTAGAGATTTGAATGTTCAAATGGTTCAACTCAAAATTGAACAAGCAAGAAGTGAAGCCGAAAAAGCTAAAGATGGAAAGCCAATTAACTTTGCCGACTCAACAAAACTTGCAGACAGAGCAACAGGAGTTGACAAACTTGTTGGTCTTTATGACACCTTTAAGCCAGAATACGCTGGTTATGGAACTAATGCGGTTGGTGAAGTTGCAGTTTTTGCGGCTGGCAAGCAAAGTGATGAAAAAAGTGTTGCCTTATATCAATGGTGGCAAAATTATCAAAACAATGTCAACAAGGTCAGAAACGATTTGTTTGGTTCAGCTTTGACTGCACCAGAGAAGGCTGAGTTTGAGAAAGCAATGGTCACCAAAGGGATGGACTCTGCTCAAGCTCAAGCGAACTTGCGGAGACAAGCAGAGGAAGCCTCTAAAGCCTATGACAAGTTAGAAAAAGTTTTGCGTGTTGGTGGTTTTAGCAAGGCGCAACTAGATGCTTTAAAACCTATACCACCTTTGTCTAGCTTTGTGGTTGAAGGTGTAAATACAAACCCAAATAACTTAACTGGCGGCAGGAGATAAAGCATGGCAACCATTAATCGTCAAGCCGCTAAAGCGGCAGGGTATACAGATGCACAAATTGATGCTTACGAGCGTGAGCAAGGCTTAGCCCCATCAAGCCAATCAAGTCAACCAAGCCAAGTGCAAACAGCACAGAATCAAAAGCCTTTGTCAACAACTGAAGTCGTGACTGGTGCAATTGTCAACTTCCCAAGTTCTTTGTACAACATGGCAACCGATGTATTTAGTGCTATTACAGACCCTATAAAAACAGCAAGTGACTTAGGGACTTTGTTTGTTGGTGCAACATCAAAGGTTCTTGGTGAGCCTTTCTTTGAGTCTGATTTAGCAAAACAAATGCGCCTTAAAGGTGAGAAGTCTGCTGAACAAGTTGGCGCTTTTATGCTTAACAGATATGGAAGTGTAGAGAGTGCAAAACAAGCATTAGCTACAGACCCTGCTGGTGTTTTATCTGACGCATCACTTATCTTTACTGGTGGTGCTACTGCTCTGCCCAAAGCAAGTACAGCATCTAGGGTGTTGTCAACAGCCGCAAAGGTCACAGACCCTTTAAGAATAGCAGCAGCACCAATAGCCCTTGCATCTAAATCGGTTGCTCCAACTTTAGGTATGACTACAGGCGCTGGTTCAATGGCTATTGAAGAAGCATACAAAGCTGGCAAAGAAGGCGGTGTAAAGGCTAAATCTTTCACAGAAAACTTGCGTGGTAGGGCTGACCAACTTCAAGTTCTTGATGATACAAAGTCTAACTTACAAGCAATGATTCAAGAACAACAGAATTTATATCGCTCTGGCATGGTTGACATTAAGGCAGATAAATCAGTTTTAGCGTTAGATGATATTGATAAAGCGTTACAAAAAGCAAATGATCGTGTTTACTTTGAAGGAGTAGCAAGAAGTGAGGATGCTGCTGGATACCTTAAAAAAGCAAATAAAATTATTAATGATTGGAAATCAAAAGACCCAACAAAATTTCGTACACCTGAAGCACTAGATGCTTTAAAACAAAAAATCTATGATGATGTTTTGTCGAATATTCCAATAAATCAAAAAACTTCAACTGGAATGATTGGAGATATTTACAACTCTGTAAAGTCAACTATTCAAAAGCAAGCCCCTACTTATGCTGAAACAATGAAGGCTTATGCTGATACAGCAGAGCAAGTGCGTGAGATTGAAAGATCATTGTCTCAAGGTAAAAAGGCATCTGCTGATGCTGGTTTGCGTAAACTTCAAACTGTATTGCGTGATAACGCAAGCACAAACTATGGTCAACGAGCCAACTTGGTAAGTCAGCTTGAGGCTACATCACCTAGTTTGGGTGGTGGTATCCCGATCAAGCCAGCACTTGCTGGTCAGGCTTTAAGCAAGGTAACTCCTAGAGGTGTTCAAGCTGTTGGTACTGTTGGAACTGCTGGACTTCTTAGTCAATTATCCAGCCCATTAACAGCAGCTTATCTGGCAGGGTCATCACCCCGATTAGTTGGTGAGGCGGCATATATGGCTGGTAAAGGTGGTAAGCAAGTTGGTAAGGTTACTGGTCTATTCCCCGAACTTGACTACCCATTGATGTTTAATCTGTTGTCAAAAACACAGACTGAATAGGAGACTGAAATTGATCCAATCTCTATCTGCCTACTTGCGGCTGGCTTGGTCAAGAATATCCAAGCTGGCTGTGACCTTTATAAGCAAGCTAAAGAGCAGTTTGTCTCTATTAAGCGCACTGCTGATGAAGTTATTGCCATTGGTAAAGAAGTTAAAGGATTTTGGGGTTCATTGCGTAAACTATTTGGCGGTAGTCCCAAGCCTCAAGCTACAAAGTCTGTGGCAAAGGCTAAGAAGTCTGAGTATAAAAATGTCGATGAAACTGAAGTCAAAACCGAAATTGTAAAAAATTTAAGTGAGTTCTTCAAGCTGCAATCTATGCTTGAGGAACACATAAGGGAAGCTGAAGAAAAGGCTAGGACTGTAGTTTTTGCTGATGATGTGAACTTGATGGAAGAAGCCCTGAACAGGGTTTTGGCGCAACAAGAGATGGAGAGGTTGGTAGTTCAGATCAGAGAGTGCATGGTCTACCAATCCCCCCCTGAAATGGGGGCGCTTTATTCTGAAGTGTTCAGCATGAGAGACATTATTGCGGCAGAGCAAGCAAAAGCAAGGAAAATGCGGGATGCAGAAGCATGGCAACGAAAGCAAAGGGAGCGTCTTCTAGCCGAAAAGCAAGTGTATCTAATGGTGAGTATCCTTTGCCTCCTATATACATGGCTTCTGATAGCGTTCATAAGCAAGATTGGGAGAACGTAGTGGGGTGGATTGCCTGTTGTGTTCTCGTAATATTGCTGTTACCCATAATGGGTATCATTCTGCTAGAAACGCTAGAGGCAAAGCATCAGGTCAACCAACAGGTAATTAAGGTCGAAAAACTCAAAAAGCAGATTGAGCAGAAAGAAAGGGAGAAGGAAAAATGAATATTTACTGTATTTGGGGCTTATCAATCCTGTTGGTACTGCTGACTGCTTGTTCAGATAGGTACAGATATACCTGCCAAGACCCATTGAATTGGTCTAGTGCTGAATGTAAACCCCCAATCTGTACCGCCGCTGGTACTTGCCCTGAGATGTTAGTTAAACCCGAACAGGAGAAGAAATGATGCCTACTATTGGATATAAACCTAACAACCGCCTAACTGCTGATGAGATTGAAGTCAGAGTATGGGCTTTCGTTATCGTGGTCTTGGTGAGCATTCTGTTGGCTTCTATGGGTATGTTTCTGTACTCAGTTTCGTTTGTTCAACAGCCAATGAACGGCAGTATGGCGGCGATTGACAAGGTGTATACACAACAGATTAGCACCATCATGGTGTTCATTACTGGTGTTTTGGGTGGTGTAGCTGGTAGGTCTGGAGTTAAGGCAATTGCCAATGCAAGTGCCAAGGCTGAAGCTACTGATAACGACCCCCCTGCACCATGAGCCTGTTTAATCCTTGGGTGCTGTTGGGCATCTTGATGGCGGTATTGTCTGCTGCTGGCGGTGGATACTTCAAGGGTCAGCATGACGAGAATACCCGCCAGCAAGTAGAAATAGCCGCCTTGAATGCCAAGGCAAGGGAAACTGAGCAAAACATGGCAAAGGTAGCAAATACCTATGCTGAAACTTTAAGGAAGTCACAGAATGCTGCTAGAACTAAAGAAACTAAGTTACGGGCTGATGTTGCCTCTGGTGCTTTGCGCCTGTCAATCCCCACCCAAAGCCCCGTATGTTCCCCCTCAGTTACCGCCGTTACCGCTGGAGATAACAGCGGAGAGACACGAACCGAACT